GTGCCGACGGCCAGGCCGAGGCCGCCGCCGCCGAGTTCGACGCGGGGTTCGCCGGCCGCGGGGGAATGCAGGGCTGACCATGGCCACCAAGAAAGCGCCAGCCAAGAAGGCCGCGCCGAAGAAGGTCTCAGCCAAGAAGGTTGAGCCTACTCCTGCCGAGAAAGCCAGAAAGGTCATGGACCTGATGGAGCAGGGCCGAAGCATGCGCAAGTCTTGCGAGATCCTGGGTTACGCGCCCTCAAATTTCATCCGGTGGGTCGATGCGGCGCCTGATCTCCAAGAACAGTACGCGCGCGCGAGAGAAAGGCTGCTGGATCTGCAAGCCGAAGAGCTCGAAGATATCGGTGAGCGTGCCGCTCAAGCGACCCTTCCTGTGGAGGTGGCGGGCCTTCGACTGCTGTCTGACAACCGGAAATGGCTGCTGTCCAAGTTGGCGCCCAAGAAGTACGGCGACCGCACGACGCTGGCCGGCGATGCCGAGAACCCGCTGGCCGTCACGCTGCTGGACCAAATCGCGGCCAACCCCAAGAGCCGGCTGGTTGTGTGATCTGTGGATAACTTTCTAGGCTACAAGTATTCGTTTTGCTTGGAAAGTGCCGGAAATCACGGGCTGACACAGGCGATTGGCGAAAACTGCTGAATTTTTGAGCAATGAAGGCGGTCGTTGACGACCTCGGAGACTGGCGATGGAGGCTGACGAACCTCTACTGGATCGTCGATGAGGCCGGCAAGCAGGTTCAGTTTGCACCGAACCCCGAGCAGATCGACCTGCTGTCCAACCTGCACAGCAACAACCTGGTGCTGAAGGCCCGGCAACTTGGCTTCACGACCCTGATCGACATCCTGGCGCTGGACCAGACCATCTTCACGCCGAACTACGCTGCCGCGATCATCGCCCACGGCCTGCGGGAGGCCGAGAAGATCTTCCGCAACAAGGTCAAGTTCCCGTGGGACAAGTTGCCGCCCGGCGTGAAAGAGTTGAATCCGCCGGTCAACGTCACGGCCTCTGAGCTGGTGTTCAGCAACGGCTCAAGCATCTACGTTGGCACCTCGGGGCGCTCCGGCACGCTGCAGTTCCTGCACATCTCGGAGTACGGGAAGATCTGCCGGCGCTACCCGGACAAGGCCAACGAGATCAAGACGGGCTCGCTGCCTGCTGTGCATGCCGGCGGCCTGGTGTTCATCGAGTCGACCGCGGAGGGCACGGGCGGCCACTTTTACGAGATGGTCAAGGAGGCCGAAAAGCGCGGCCAGCGTCCGCCAAACTCGATGGAGTTCAAGTTGCACTTCTATCCGTGGTGGCGTAAAGAGTCCTACCGACTCAACCCGGACGGCGTGGAGATCGAGCCAGAGTTGATCGAGTACTTCAACGAGCTCGAAGAGCAAGGGATCTTGTTGGATGACGCCCAGGTCGCCTGGTATGCGGTCAAGCGCCGCGTGTTCAAGGACGACATGAAGCAGGAGTACCCGTCAACACCTGACGAGGCATTTTCCGGAGCCATGGAAGAGCGCTACTTCGCTACGCAGATGGCTGTCGCCAGACGGCAGGGACGGGTTCGCAACATCCCGATCCTGGCCCAGCGCGTCAACCTGTTCTTCGACCTGGGTCGAGATACGACGGCCATCTGGTTCCACCAGTACGCCGCCCTGGAACATCGATTCATCGACTACCTGCAGGACACTGGCAAGACCATGGAGTTCTACGCCCAGCAGATCCAGAAGAAGGGCTATCTGCTGGGCAACATCTACTTGCCGCACGATGGAGCAGACCAGAGCGTTGTGACCTCGGCCACCGCTGAGTCGGAGATCAAGCGGCTGATTCCGGGCGTGAAGGTCCGCATCGTTCCGCGGGTGCCGCAACTCGACATGGGCATCAACGCCGCGCGGCAGAAGATTGCCGAGTGCTTCTTCCACGAGACCAATTGCGCAAGGGGCATCGAGGCCCTGGAGAACTACCGCAAGAAGTGGAACGAGACGCTGGGCAACTGGAGCGGCGAGCCAGTGCATGACGCCAATTCGCACGGTGCAGACGCCTATCGACAGTTTGCCCAAGGCTGGGAGCCCGAGCATGAGTACGGGCGAGCAGTGCAAGCGACCTTCCGCGTGAAGCCCTACCAGCCCACCGTGCAGGGCATGGGCACACTGAGCTAGCCCTACACAACCACATCACCAGCCGCCTTCGGGCGGCTTTTTCGTTTCCGCGTTTGCTGGGCGCACCGGCCGGCAACTTCAACCTTCCTCCGGTGCATCAACCCATCAACCCATCGCATAGGAGCCATCCATGGCCGATCAACTCACCAACCTCGGCACCGTCGGTGTCGGTCTCACCAACTCCGCCGGCGCCGGCCTCAACGGCCAGCAGGTCGCCATGGTCTGCGGCCCCCAGCAGGACCAACTCACCTCGCAACTGCACGGCAAGTACTTCGAGCAGGCGCGCCGCGGCAATCTGTTCTTCGCCGGCATCACCGGCCAGGTCACGACGGTCGGCCTCGCCACCACGTACACCGGCCTGTGCCTGTCCAACCCGGTCGGATCCGGGAAGCTGCTGGTCGTCGACCGCGTGAGCTACGCCTTCCTGGTCGCCTTCGCCGCCGGCTCGGCCATCGGCATCATGACCGGCTACAACGCCACGACCAACGTCACGCACACCACGCCCGTGACGGTGCGCTGCTCGCGGATCAACGGCTCGTTCGCCAACCCGGCGGCGGTGGGCCTGGTGGACTCCTCGGCCACGCTGCCGACTGCTCCGGTGGTGCACTCGCTCTTCGATGCTGGCCTGACCGGCGCCATCACCACGGTGCCGAAGGCCGGCCCGAACGTGGTCGACCTCGAAGGGATGATCGTGCTCGACCCGGGCGCGTACTGCGCGATCTACACCTCGACCGCCTCGGGCGCCGCCTCGATGGCCGCTGCGTTCCAGTGGCACGAGATCGCGGCCTGAGTGCGTAGGTAGGAGGACGACGCCATGTCACTCAATTCCGGCGAGACCCTGCAGCCGTTCAAGGCGCTCAATCAGCTCATCTTCGACTCGTCAGGCAATCTCATCGGGATTCAGAACGACCGCGCGGTTGGCAACGACCTGCGCATCGGGGGTGGCAGTGGCGTCGACGGCACCTTCGCAACCCTGATCGCGACGACGGCGCTGAAGCTCAACAGCGGCGCCACCTTCGACCTCTACAACACCGCAGACCAGACGACGAACTATGAGCGGCTGCGGGCGCAGTGGACCAGCAACATTGCTAATGTTTTTACGGTCAAGGGTGGAACGGGCTCAGTTAGAGCGCTGCGCCTTGGAACCGCCAACGCTTCTGATGCACCCGCGCCCGATCTAGCCTCTTTGACTGTAAGCACTACAGTCAACAGTCCTTTTATATTTACTGCCGGTTCGACGACTGGCAGTTCGTCAGTTGGGAATGACTTGCTAGTTCAAACACTAGCCGCCGCGTCTGGAACGCAAACCGGTGTAAGAATTTCTCCCACCATCGACCAATCCGGCACCGCTGGATACACCGCTCTCGACATCAACCCCACGGAATCCGCAACTGGCAGCGGAGCGAAGCTGCTGCAACGGTGGGCAACTGGAGTAACGACGCGAGCACAACTGGATAGCACCGGCTTTTTCGGCGCCAATGCTGGAGTGGTGGCTGGTAACTTTGGGTCGATTGGTTTTTCATCGACGCTCAACTCCGGCGGCACCGATGCTGCATTTGCACGCGATGCCGCGGACACCATTGCAATGCGCCGTAGCACAAACCCGCAGGCAATTCGTTTTTACAACACGTACACGGATGGAAGCAATGGTGAGTATCTGCAACATGCGTGGTCTGGAAATGTTGCCTATATCCGTACAGTAGCACAGGGTACTGGTGTTAGCCGTTCGCTTGTAATCGGCACCTTTGGAGCCACTAGTCTTTACTTCCAAACAAACACCGTCACCAGATGGGAAGTATCTTCGTCTGGGCATTTACTGACAATTTCCGACAACACCTACGACATTGGTGCCAGTGGGGCGAATAGGCCGAGGAACATTTACGCGGCAGGGGCTATTAGTGGCAATTCAGTGTCCGCCGGAGCTGTTTACTCAAGCACTTATCTGGAGCTGTTTGATGGGATCACGGCGCCTGGATCTACCGCTAACAGAGCGCGGCTTTACGTTGATGCGGCTGACGGTGATCTGAAAATCATCTTTAGCGACGGCACCATCAAAACCATCGTGACCGACACCTGACCCTGAAAGGAAACATCATGGAAATCACCATCACCCTCACCGCCGAGCGTTACGACGCTCTCACCAAGACGGCAGAACTGCATCTGCCCAATGGCACGCCGGAGGAATATCTGCAAGGCGTCATTGACTCTGCGTGCGACTCCTATGTCCGCACCTACCCCGAGGTCTCCCTGGAGGTCTACAAGC